CGATTGCGGTTATTATGGCTTCGAGCAGAGTCTTCTGGCTTCGGGTCTCGGCGAAGGGCAGAGTATCGACCTCGGTACGTGCCCGGCTTACATATATCTTGAATTGCTCCACGAAGGCGCTTCTGAAAGGTTCTCTCTTCCAGTTCTCGAGGTCGCGGCCGAATATGCTCTCGAAGATACGGTTGAGGTAGTCGGCTACTTTCTGCGGATAGAGTCTGAAGATGAGCATGAGTACGGCGAACTGCTGGGCGGGGTGGTATAGATACCCTGAGCGCCTCAGCTTGTCGAGAATACTCTCCACATAGGCATCCTGGTCGCCTCGTGCTATCACGGCGAGGGTGTCGAGGTAGGGGTCGATGCTTTCCACCATATCGGTGAGTCGCTGGCGGAGCGACATTCGGTTTTCGGCTGATACAGCGTTCAGGTATCCTGAGCCTTCAAGCAGGAATAGGAGACTGTTGCGGAAGGCCGCCAGCATGGCTCGACAGGCTCTGTACTGCCGGTGTATCCCGGGGCGTGCGAGCCATTCGGGCAGGAGTTGCAGTATAGTATGTGCAGCATTGAGAAGCCAAAGCGGATTTTTTGCTTTTACTTCTGCCAGAACAGGCTCAAGCTCGGGCGTGTTTCGGATAAGGCGGAGGAGATAGTGACTTACAAACGAACGCAGACCTATGGTCTGAGCTATTTCTTCGGGGCTGAAATAGGGTAGTTTGGCTCCTTCGTCGACACGCACCATTGAGTAGCCGTTGGGGCTTAGAGTGGTGAACTTACACCTAATACGCTGGTTCTTGGCAAGAAGACCGTCGGGTTCGTTCAGACGATAAAAAATGCCGTATCTATCGCGAATCATATACGGCTCTTCGGCCGGCTTGGCAGGTACAAAAATCACATCGCACTCAAATGTGCCACCGGCAGCAAAAGTATTGTTGTAAAGCTCGTAAACGTAGGGGGGGGTAATATGGGTAAGCACCGGCAATCCTTTTTCATCGATACCTTTTACACGACATCTTAGTTCCGGCGGTTGCCTGTAAGCCTCCGAGCGCTGAAATGGCAGCTTGGCAAGCCTTACAAGTGTTTCGTCCCCGTCGGGGCCTTCGGCATACAATAAAAAATTTTCATCAAACGGTGTGCCCGGCAATAGCCTGAACTCGTAGGCGTGGTCAATCTCGTAAATCATAATGCAATTAATCAAATTTTGACAAATTTACGAAATATATAATGTCGCGACAAACCTTTTTGTTTTTTTAGCAAAGGGCAAAATAAGCAGAAACAGACCCGCTATTTGCTTCGAGCTTGTGATAGTCGCGAGACTTTTTTACGAACATTTCTCCAAGCTGAAAGAAGGCCGGGAGACAGTTCTCCATATTGCATCATGTCCATTTCATGTTGCAGCTCGGAGAGCAGTTCGGGAAAATGGCGGCATACAGCAAAGGATTGCTTAAGGCAGAGCGCCCTAATGGCGTATGGAGCGGTGGAGTTGATGTTCGACAGGCAAAAGTCGAGATAGTCGGTACGAGTGACATCGGCTGTGTCGGGAATGTTCTCGAGGAGCGTGAGCAAAAGACGTTGCTTGCCCATGTGCTGTGTTGCCAGAAGGCTGTCGATGAGAATGTCGCGCCTTGGCGCCAGCCATTTCAAGTCGGCGGCACGCAGATGCGTGAAAGCCCACAAGGCATTGTAGGCCACTCTGTCATCGTTGTGATTAATCATAGAAAATAGAGTGGTCTTGGCCTCATTATTGCCTGTGCACGCCGTGCTTATGTCTGCAATTACGATGCGAGACAGTCTTTGCCGCAGAGTTTCTTCGATAATCATATTCGGGGACAAATGTAGCAATAATCTTTGTAAACTGTGCATTAAGCACGGTAGCTATAACGGATAATTTGTGGCAGCCTTGACCTATTTATTCTTTCGGAGTAGAAATCTCGCGATTTATTTTTAATTTTGCAATCAATAATTAAAAATTGAACTATATGAAAAATCTTCTTTATATCATAGGTCCTTTTCTATGTCTTGCCTTGTGGGGCTGCAGTTCTGATGAACCGAAAATTGATAATTCCACCGGCAGCCTTATCGTTAATCTCCAACAGGACGGGGAAGATGATATAGATTTTTCAGAATATAGCGTTGCGATTATACCCGAGAAAGGATATATTCCCAGCGCTCCGATAAAAGATATTGAATGGCCTGTAGAAGTATATGTAGGCACTTATACTATCGCAGCCGCATCGCCAAAAGTTTCTGAAACAGAAACGACAGAATCATGGTATTATGGAGAGGTCAAAGATGTTAAAGTCTTAAAAGACCAGACGACTGAAGTGACCATTACATTAACCCTAACCGAATATCCGAAAGCTGATTTGTAAATCACATTCATCTTTTCAGCTTCCTCGGTCGGTGGCAAAAGTCAGCCTACGCACCTCACTCCGCCCTTCGTTTTATAGAGTCAAACTGAAATTATGATGCCTCGACTTAATGAAATAAGGGGCTGGACACCTCAATGATAGAGCAACAGCGGATTTTAACTAGGAGTACAGACAAATAACTCTTGCTTATGGAGTGTCGGAGCTCCAGACAACTATGACATCAATGATTTCTCCAAACAAACCAATTTGTGTTGTTTTGGGTGGGCCAACCTAGAAGTTTATACATAAAAAAGGCTGAGCGGAGCCCTTTCTATTGGGTTGCCGTTCAGCCTTTTGTGCGCGGAGCGACCGAGATTCGAACTCGGGAGCCGGTTTTGCCGACTACACGCTTTCCAGAAGTAGCGTAGCCTCTCCAAGTAACTGTTAATAAGGGACTTATTTCAGTGTTCTATCTTGCGCAAGTGATGCGCAAGTTGTTTTACAACGCAAAGATACGAAATTTTTCTCAATACTCAATAAGAAATCTTCTTGTTTCTTACTTTTTTTCCTCATACTCAATACCATTGCGGAGAAGCAACTCTTTGAGTCGGAAAATTTCAAACTGCAATTCGTACTTTTCTTTCATATACTTGTCGCGTTCACTTCGGACTGCATCAAGTTCGGCGCATACTTTGTCATATCGTTTGCGCCACTCCGAGGACTCGCTTGTTTCTGCGTTTCTCGCACCGTCGGACTCCGAAGTACATTTTTCTACTATATCCAATAGCTTTTTCAATACCTCGGGGTTGTTGATGTCTATTTGCGAGAACTTGTTGTGGCTTCCAATACTTCGGTCGGGCAAAGTATCTTCATCAACCTCATATTGCGAGAGGTCGGTATTCGGAAATACCGCCTGTAAATCTTGCACCCTATCGTCAGGGAAAGGATTGCGCCATTTTTCAACGCTTGAAAGAAAACCTTGCGACAATTTCAACTTGTCTGCGAGCTCTTTCTGCGTGATGTTGTGGTCACTCCGCAATTTTTGAAAGTCATATCTTGCCATAACTTTAAGATGTTTTAGTAATTTTCACGCAATATAATTACTAATATTTCGTAATATTTAGTACATTTGCAACTAAACTACCTTTACGTCGTTTAGCCAATAACTAAATCAGATATGCAAAGGTAACAATTATTGCCTATTATTACAAATATATTGGTGCAATAATTTTCTTCTTGAATGTTAAAATTACTAAACTTTCAAAATAATACAATATGACTCTTAAAGAACTCTACCAACAAGCCAAAGAGCAACCAAGCCCGGCGCAGGTGTTCATCGCAGAGATTGCAGAAGCAACCTGCCGTGAACTATCAACCGTGCGTCAATGGCTTTCGGGTGTTCAGGTACCCAATGCCAAAGCAAAAGAACGTATTTCTGCAATCCTTAATGTTCCTGTCGATGAACTATTTCCGGCAGACGAGGCAGGAAACGTACCCTCTAACGAAGAACCGACATGACAGCAAAGGAGCCTATGGTAGTCCTTACTGCCAAATATTCAATCAAGGAAACGTGCGAGCTGCTGCAAATTCACCGCGACTCACTATATAAGTACACCCACAACACCTGCGAGATTAAATGCGGTTGGCATCGACGCGGCGGCAGAGCCGTGAAGTATTATCTCGGCAGTGAAATACTCAAATTCTGGAACAAGCAAATCTGAATATGAACACCAACAACGATATAAAGCATCGGGAGGCAGGGCAGCTCAATGCCTTTCTCGACACCCTCACCTATTGGGAGAGGGTCGAGTTCGTAACCGCCGTTATACGCCGCTTCAAGGTGAAACGGCAAACCTTTTTCAACTGGAAATGTATGGCCTGCCGCATACCTGCGGAGGCCAAAGAGATAATAGAGAGCGAGGCCGGGCACACTATTTTTGTGCCGGACGAGCCGGAAATGTGTACCGCCCAATGATTGAAACAAGACCTACCTGTGACCCCGAGGGTGTATTTTCGGTTAAGAGAACTTGTGCCGAACTTGGCGTGTGTCACAAGACTTTACGAAAACTGCGCTCCCTCGGCCTGATTGAACCTGTCAATCCCGGCAACCGGGCGCGCCTCAAATACACCGGCAGGGCGATAATCGACTGCTGGGATAAAGCGAGCAGATTATGATTAGCGAAACAACCGTACAACGTGTGAGGGAGCTTGACATCGCAGATGTTGTCAAGCCTTACACGGAACTCCGGCGCCACGGCTCGGAGTTTTTCGGGCTGTGCCCGTTCCATTCCGAAAGAACAGCCTCTTTCTCCGTATCTCCGGCAAAGAACCTTTGCTACTGCCACAGCTGCCGCAAGGGCGGCGACGGCATACAGTTCACAATGGAGAAAGAGGGGCTGGACTTCTACGGGGCGGTCGAGTTTTTGGCCCGTAACCACAACATCACCATAGAATACACCCGGACGGAGCAGAACGAGGAACAGCTGCAAGCCGCCAAAAAGCGCGAGGCTCTTTTTGCCGTGTTGTCGGCAGCGCATCAATTCTTCACCTCACAGCTCCGTCTGCAAATGGACGACGAGGCGAGAGCGGCCAGGGATTATACTTACAGCAGGTGGAACGAGGAATTTTGCGACACCTCCGGCATAGGCTATGCCCCGAAGGACAGCCGCGCATTTATCGACTACTGCAAAAGCAGAGCCTTGCCCGAGGATCTGCTTTTCCAGTCGGGGCTGCTGCGGCGCTCGGAGGACGGCAGAGCCTATGCGATGTTCCGCGAGCGAGTGATGATACCCATACGCGACCGCATCGGGCGTGTCGTGGCGTTCACCGGGCGGTACTTCGGCAAGAGCAAGAAGACCGCCAAGTATATGAACTCCATAAACTCGGACATCTTCACAAAGAGCGATACCGTTTTCGGACTCGACAGGGCGAGCCGTTGCCGCGAGGCCGGGCTGTTCAACATCGTGGAGGGTGCGCCCGACGTGCTCCGCTTGCAGTCGGTCGGGATATTGAACACCGTAGCCACTCTCGGAACGGCGTGGAGCGACAGGCAATTCGAGCAGCTGAAAAAGCATACCCGGTCGCTATGCTTTATCCCGGACTCCGACCCTCCGAAAGAGGGTGAGCCTTACGGCCCCGGCTTCGTCGCCGTAATGGATAACGGCAAACGTGCCGTGCAGCTCGGCTTCGATGTCACGGTAAGGCAGCTCCCTGCCGACTTCCGCGACGTGTATGTGCCGCTGTTCGATTTTGAAATCGAAGTCCTCGAAGCCGACGGCATAAGCGACTTTGAGCGGCGGAGGAAGATAGCCACTGTCGGCAAACAGGACGCCGACAGCTATATCCTCTCCAAAGAGATCTATTCCTCTATTGAGGAAAAGCCCTTTGTCGTATGGCTCGCGGAGAAACGCTTCGCCACAGCCGACTCCCTCGTGGAGCAGCGCAAGTGCGTGGCCGAGATAGCGGAGCTTCTGCGCCACGTTAAGGACGCGCTCGTGCTCGATACCTGCATCGAGCAGCTTGCCAAGATGCACGGCAAGGTGAAGCTGTGGCGCGACGCGCTGACCCGTTCCAAAGGGGAGGCGCGGCAGAAAGCCGCTGCATCGCCGAAGAATGAACGGGAGCGCGACATCGAGCTTCTGCGCCAGTACAACCTCACCATACGCGACAACTGCTATTTCACTTTCGACGGCGACGACGAGCCGACCCGGCTCTCCAATTTCATACTCGAACCGCTTTACCATATTCAGGACGAAAGGAACGGTACCCGTATTTTCCAGATGAAGAACAAATTCGGGCAGTCGCGCATTATCGAGCTGACCGAGGCCGAGCTGTGCTCGCTCTCGACCTTTCAGCAACGTGTAGGCTCGCTCGGCAACTTCGTGTGGCGAGCCAAGATAGACAAACTCAACAACGTAAAGGAATACACCTATGCCAAGACCGACTCCGCCGAGCGTATCCGCAAGCTGGGCTGGGATAATGCCGGGGAGTTTTTCGCCTTTGGCAACGGCATACTGCTCGACGGCCACTTCCGCAGTGTCGACGACCTCGGCATCATACGCGACTGCAACGGCCATACATACTATATTCCGGCCACATCAAAGATGTACCGCAACAATCCCGAGATATACCAGTTCGAGCGGCTTATGGTGCACGAGAACGCATCGGGCGTGAGGCTCGCAGACTTCGCCACAAAACTTACCGACGTGTTCGGTGACAACGCACGGGTGGCCTTGTGCTACCTTTTCTCTTGCCTGTTCCGTGACATAATCTTCCGGCGCACACGCCATTTCCCCATACTTAACCTTTTCGGCGAGAAAGGCACGGGCAAGACAACGCTCGCCACCTGCCTCCAATCTTTCTTCGTCCACGGCATCGACCCTCCGAACCTCGGCGTTACCTCAATTCCGGCGATGAACGACCGCGTTTCGCAAGCGGTGAACACCCTCGTTGTATTCGATGAATACAAGAACGACCTTGATGTGCGCAAGATAGCTTACCTCAAAGGTGTGTGGGGTGGCGGCGGTCAGACCAAGAAGAACACCAACACCGACGGAATGGCGGCGCAGACCATCGTGTCGACCGGCCTTGCGCTGTGCGGCCAGGACAAGCCCACACAGGACATGGCGCTATTTACGCGACTGATATTCCTCGCTTTCACCAAAACATCGTTCACACAGGAGGAACGCAAGAAATACGAGGAACTTGTCGCGCTCTGCAATATGGGGCTGACACACCTTGCCGTCGAAATACTCTCGCAGCGTCCGCTGTTCGAGAAGAATTTTCCACAGGCATACTCGCTCACCAAGAGCGAGCTTGCGGCCCGTGTCAAGGACGAGCAGCTACACGACCGCATCTTCGGCAACTGGGTGATACCGCTCGCCACTTTCCGGGCCCTCGAAACAGCCGTCGAGCTGCCTTTCAGCTACGCCGACCTGTTCGACTGCGCTATCGACGGTATGCGCAACCAAAACGAATATGCCAAGGAGTCGTCGGAGGTCGCCAATTTCTGGAACGACCTGCAAGGCTTGCAGACTTCGGGCCGGTGCGTCGAGAAAGCGCATTACCGCATCAAGTATCAACAACGCTTCCGCGCTATCTCTATGGACGAGGATATGATCTTCGTCGAGGCGAAGCCAATCCTTTATCTCAACGCCCCGGCGGTGTCGGCGCTTTTCAGCGGCGGACGTGGAGCGAACCTTACGGCCAATCGCTCCAACTGGTCCACCACTTTATCCTATCTCAAATCGCACCCGGCGTTCCTGGGCCTCAAACAAGACCGCTTCGTGCTGCTCACTCCGCAAGGAACGCCCGACTACACTTTCGAGTCGGTCAACGGACAGCAGGTGCGCAAGCAGAAAGTCAACCGCCCGAAAGCGCTGTGCTTCGATTATTCGATACTCAAACAGGAATTCGGCCTTACTCTCGAAACGGAGGTAATGACCGAAACGGAGGAAATCAACGAGGACGCGGCAGCTGTGGCGGCTGATGCTCCGGCACCGCCGAAGCCCAAATCTCTTTTCAGCTCCACCGGCGATGATGATGCTCCATTTTGATGCGGCGGCTAGTTTCCCCGGCATATAAAGGTCAACAAAGATGTTGGCCTTTAATTTTTTCACCTTTTTGCAGTGGACTGCAAAAGGCGGCGCTCACGGATTGACAGCGTTGACAGCATAGCACTCTTTGTATATCAACACTTTAATCCGTAATGGCAGGGTTGACAATCGTTGACAACGGTAGCCATTTCCGAAAATCCACAGATTTTCATAGCCAACGGTTGACACTTCCGTGCCACTTATATTCATTACTCTTTTTTATTTCAAAAAGAGATAAGCATTTGTATATAAGCGGCCTTTGCCGCATGTTTTCTTGTGGCTCGCCGCTGTGTCAACAGTGTCAACGCTGTCACCCCTCCGGGTATATGCCTCCTACATTTCCTTTTGTTGCCCTTAATGGGCGAATGGCTCGCCACGGCTCACCGCCGAAGTACCGCATTATCCCTCCAAATCCCTGATTGTCACTCTTTCAGCGATTGGCAAATCATTGCCTACTTGCTTGAATTTGAGTAACTTTGCATATATAAATACGCCATTTCTCTATGCTCCTTTACATCGAACTCGAAGACTATCTCGCGCAGTGGTTCCGCCATGAACAGGGCGGCACCGACCCGGTACGGCTTACCCGTGGGTCGATTGAGTCGGGGCTGCTCGAACAATTCTTGCAGACACCGCCGCCGGACTATGTGCCGGACTTCGGGGGCGACGGCAAGCTCGCTATCGAGCTGCCGAATTTCCGCAACAAGGACACCCGGAGCTATTACTACCTGCCCCCGAAAGCGCGTGATGCACTCGTCGCTTGCATACGCAACCGCTTCGACATTTCGATGTGGCAGTCGCTCCATCGTTTCGCATCGGTGTTCCAACGGCAGGATCACCTCATTTATGCCTTTATGGAGAAGCACGGCATTGAGCTGACCGAGAAGAACTGGAACGCCATTGCCAAACGCTACCAACGCAAGCGCGACATTTACCGACGCATCGACCGACGCAAAAAAAGTTCACAAAAATAATCCCGAGTTCAGGGGCATAAAAACGGAAGTGTCCGTTTTGTCCTCCCCACAGCATAATTCAGTATGAAAACCTCCCGACAAATACTTCCCGGCGTCAAGGCCATACATTGGCTTGACTGTCGCCACCTGCCGCGCAGGGTTGACCTGCACGGCATCTGCCGTATGCCGGTGCCGGTGCTGACCGCACTTTCGGCTGTCGGGGTTTTCGATGATGCGCAGTGCAGTTGCGTGACCGAGAGAGAGGGCGGCTCTTTCCAAGACACCGCCACCTTGAAATTCCTTACACACGAACTGCTCCCTATCCACCTCAAACTCGGTTTTGCCGTTACCGATGTCAACGGCAGGTGCTGGCTCATCGGCTCGAAAGAGCCGCCTTTCCCAAAGGTAAAGGTGGAGCACCGATGCGGTCTGCCCGACGGCGACGGCGCGGGATTTTTCTATGAAATCTCCCACGTCGCCCTCAAATCCCTTGTCGAGTGTCATATCTCGGCTGACTGACAAAGATATTCCCAATCCCAACCACAGGCTAATTGCGACCGCGAGGCCGCAGGTCATATTCAGATTTTGAAGTTAGAGAAATCCGCTTGCGCGTGAGGCGTAGGCGGATTTTGTTTTTTCAGCGGTAGAAAGAGCCGCCCCTTGCGGAGCAACCCGAGGGAGTGAGGGAGGGGTCAGCCCCGACGGAAAACGGGTGCGCCGTGCATAGAAAGTCGTAGTGAACAGCACGGCTTCATTGGCGAAGCGGCGAAATCGCCTGTTGTTCGGAGTAGCAATCCACGATGATGCGCCGGGTGCCTGGGCCATACTCCGCAGTAGGCCGCTGCGCGGTTGCCGGAACATCGTGCAACTCATTTTCAGCGGTGACTGCCCCGGAGGTGTGTTTCTCTATTCTGCGGTTGGACGGTCTGCCTCGGATATGAACCCCGGAGTACATAAATATGCGGCGGAGCAATCGCAGTGCCGTGCCGCTTGTGGTAGGACTGCCTCGCCGGTGGTATCGCCTTGCAATTCGGTGTCGGAGTTGTCGGAGTTACGGGTCTATCCACGACGGCACCGCCGCCGGTGTACTTGCTTTTCCGTCTGTGTCGACAATCCGGGATCACCGTGCGCTTTCGGTCGGCGGCTTTTTTGGTTGGGCACGAAGTCCGGCAGGTTCGTGGCGGCACACCGCTCTGCGTGAGTCAAGCTCTCCTGTAACCGCATCTTGGCATTTTGAGGACACGATGATTGGTTGAGTTTTACGCCGCAAAGTTATTACCTCCCTGCGGAACGGCAAGGGTGAATACATCGGCTAAATTTTCTCCACACCTACGGGTAGTAAAATTTCTCCGACCCTTGCCTCATTATCCGCCCGGAGGCACTTTGGGGGCAGTGTAAAACTTCAAAAACAATCATCATGTCAAACCCTCAAAATTCTATCAAGATGAGATTACAATTCGGAGAACTCAACATCACTCCAAGAGTCGTTAACCGACTCCACGAACTGGACTTCACAGTGCCCGAACTCGAAGACGCTGTCGCCGAACACAAAAGCGACTGCGACGGTGAACCCTCCGTGTATGTCGGCACTTACGGCAAGTACAACGACGGCTCGCTCTGCGGCCTGTGGATAGACCTCTCCACTTTCGACGACTACGACGAGTTCATCAACTTCTGCCAGGCGATACACGCCGACGAGGAAGACCCCGAGCTTATGGCACAGGACTTCGAGTGCTTCCCCCGTCAGTGGTACAACGAGGGCTTCATATCCGAGGAAGACTTCGACCACATCAAAGAATACACTGAAATGTGTGAGAAACACTCCGCCGAGGCTGTCGACGACTATTTGGAGTTCCACGATGATCTCGACGACTTCGAGGAAGCCTACTGCGGCGAGTGGGACAGCGAAGAAGACTTCGCCCGGCACATCGTCGAGGAATGCTACGACCTTGAAAGAACTATGGGCGACCTCGCCCGATACTTCGACTATGAAGCCTTCGGACGCGAGCTGTTCATGTACGACTACACTATGGGCGCAAACGGCCACGTTTTCCGCCCGGTCTGACCCCTGACCTCCCTCTCTCCCTATTTGGGCTGCTCCGCAAGGGGCGGCTCTTTTCGTTAATTATATGGGTATAAAAAAGGCGAGGTCTCGGAGACATAGTCCGCGACCTCTTTTTCCCTTTTTAAGTGTTGGTATAGAGGCATAGCCTATACGAGCACTATTTTATGTTGCAAAGGTACTTCTTTTTTCTTAATCAACAAAATATTTCATAAGAAAGTTTCTCTATCAAACAGGAAAACCGCTGCTTGTGCGTAGAATTGTCTTTATTGCCGGAGTGGTAGCATACTTTTTGAGTAAATCGTCAACCTCTTTTTCAAACTCCGTCGCACGGTTAGCTGATACTTGCCTTAACAAATATCCTACAACCTTTAATGCGCCATAGAGTTTTTTGCGTTCACTTCCGCCAACATTGGCCGGACCCCTGCGGATTAACGGATATAATGCCATATCGTAAAGCAACCCTCCGTGAGCACAGGTATTTCTTACACATCTTACTACGTCCAGATAGTTCTCAAAAATATTTGTGTATGTAATTCCAAAATGCTTTGATATATCCTTTTTATCTTCAAGGTCGAGCAAAGATTTATACAAAGCGATATTACTGCCTAACGTCATAAATTCAAGTGTTTTCCACGCCGGAGCATACTTGTCGTTTATATGCTTCCTATGATGCGCTGCTATGAATTTATTCCTTTTGAATTTATCCGTATATACTTCCTTGTCAAAACTTGCGATATAGTCACGGTCAACAACGCGCGAGGAAACAAACCAAGTAGGAAGTGTAGCATATCGGTTGGAAATCAAATATACAAGATATGTCCTGAAATTAACCTCTATGCGCGTAATGTATTTTTGCAGAATATTGCGAAGCGCATAATCAAAATAATACAGTTTTACTGCATCGTCAAAATTTGCACCTGCTTCAAATTCGTGTGTTCGTGCTTGATGTTGAGCGCAAGGCTTCTCAAACGGATACCAATAAAAACCAAGACGGTAATATCCGACATCGAGAAGTACTTCTTTCGCTTTCTCGACATCATTTATAATCATACCTCTGCTGCGCAGAAGTTCGATTTGCTTTTCAAGTGTTATGGCTGTTCTTCCCATAGTAAATACAAAGTTACGCATTTTTTCGGAATTTCAGTGTCTTTTCCTCCACTTATATACAGCGGTAGCTTTGCGGTGTAAAACATCACCGCTCAATGGCAAAGACCACTTACAATATCTCGCTCAAAGGCTATGTCGGAGGCTCCGACTTCGACCGCTCGACCGTTGACCGCGAGCTTGCCCGACACGACGGCAAGCAGGTCAACGTGCTCATCGACTCCCTCGGTGGCTCCCTTGCCACCGGCCTTTCCATTTCCGCAGCTTTCCGCAACCACGGCAACGTCAACGTGCATTTTGTCGGGCTGAACGCCTCCGCCGCTACAATAGCATCGCTCGGCGCGGCCCATATCTCCATAGACACCGGCGCGATGTACCTCGTGCATAAATGCTCAATGGCTTTCTTTGAATGGGGTTCGCTCAACAGCGACCAGTTCGCCACCCTCATAGCCGACTGCGAGAAAATCAAAGCCGACCTCGACAAGCTCGACCAAAACGTGGCCCGGCTATACGCCGCCCGATGCAAGCGCAAGCCCGAGGATCTGCTCGCACTGATGAAAGCCGGAGGCTGGCTCTCGCCGCAGGAAGCCCTCGACTGGGGCTTCGTCGATGAAATCACCGACCTTGCCGAAGACTCCGCCCCACGGCTCACCGATGCCCTTGCCTCGGCAATGGCCGACGCAGGTATGCCTATTCCTGATATTCCAATCTCCGAAGCCGAGCGCGAGAGCGCTTTCGGCAAGTTCATCACAGCCCTGTCATCGCTTTTCAAGAACCAATCCAACAATATCCCAATGCCAACCGAGAACCCCACGCCCAAGACCTACACCGAGGCGGAGTACAACGCCCTCAATGCACGGCTCATCGAGGCAACCGCCCTGACCGACTCGCAGAAGAAGACTATCGAGGAACGCGACAGCCGCATCGCCCAACTCGAAGCAAAGCTCGCCAAGACTCCGGCGGAGCCGTCGAAGCAGGTTGTCGAGGACTCCAAACCTGCCGGCGACCCTGCACCCAAGAACGAGGTCGAGGCTTTCGTCGATACCTGCAACTCCGCCCGTCAGCTCTTTAACGAGGTCTGACACCTCCCTAAACCCTAACCACTCAACTCTAAACTCCCCACTATGGCAGGCAAATTTCAGTTTACACTCAAAGAGTACCAGGAGGCCGCGGTCAAGTACCGTTCCGACCTCCTTATGCTCCCCATTATCGGCATCGGCGACACCCTCCAATATATGACGGGCCGCCCCGGTATCCGATACAAGGAGCGCGTCGGCTCCCTCACGGGCGATGCGCAGTTCGCGCCCTACAATCCCAAACGTGCCGTCGACTACAACCTCGGCATCGACTTCCGCGACCTCGAAACGCACTTTGGCTCCGTAGTCGCCAACTTCGAGCCCAACACCGCTATCTCAACACTGCTCGGCTCCGGCGCGACAAAGGGCGACGGGCAGATGACAACCCCCACCGCTCGCCACGTCCTCGCCCTCATCGCCAAGAACCTCTCCGAGCATCTTAACGATGCGATATGGAACGGTGTGCGCAACGCCGCCGGTGACACCACCGCCGACCTGTTCGACGGCTTCGACACTATCACCGAAAAGGAAATCGCCGCCGGGGCTATCGCCGAGGCCGAGGGCAACTATATGAAAATCGCCGATGAAATCACTGCGGCAAACGCGGTGGACATCGCCAAGTCAATCCTTTTCTCCCTCGACCCTCGCCTCCGCAGCCAAGACCTCTACCTCTACTGCTCGCAGGACTTCGTCGACAAATACAACGAGGGCTATCTGCTCACACACGGCGGCATACCTTACAACAACCAGTACGGACAGGGTGCCGTCGAGGGGTCAAACGGCAAGCTCAAATTCTGCCCCCTCTACAACAAGGCCGGGTCGAAGTTTATGCACGTCACCACCAAGGCAAATATGCTCGTCGGTTACGACCAAATGGGCGACGTGGAGAATGTAATGGTAAAGGAATACGCACCCTTTATCCTCTCATACATCGCCACTATGTTCTTCGGCGTGCAGTTTGAAACCCTCGACAAGCGACGTTTCAAGACCGTGGAAATCGCCGTGTGACCCTCATAGACACATCACTCAACAACTCATCAAACCGCTATGGCTACAAAATGTACCTCAATCCAAAAGTCGCTCGGGTGGTGTCAGGGCACCCCCGAGCTGCCCGGTGTGAAACGCCGCATCTACTATCTCGCCAAGAGCCTGATTGTGGCCTTTCCGCAGCTTCCCCGTGATGAACTCGGTCGCCCCACGTCGGCTATCCTCGACGGCTCTTTCACTCTCGCCGCCGATGCCAAATGGCGATATATCGACATACTCCCCGACAAGTCGCAGCTGACCTCCGAGGCGCAGGGCGAGCTTCCGAGCCAAACGCAGCTCAACAAACTTGTCGCCGTTCACCCCGGCGTGGGCGCGGACGCTTCCGCCGCCGCGGCCTACATCAATAACACCGACAATGTTTTCGTAATCGAGGATATGAAAGGCAACTTCCGCGTCCTCGGCAACGACAAATGGAGCACAAAGGCCACCGTCGCACAAGATCTCGGACAGGGCGCCACCGGCACCACCTCTACCACTATCAACGTCGAGGCTACCGACGAGGTGCCTGCGCCGTTCTATGTCGGCACTCTCGAAACCGAGGACGGCGACATCGAGTGCAAGAAAGCCGCCTGAAAGGTAACAGGTTATTGGTAATTGTATGATTGACAAACCAATTCCCAATCTCCAATTTCCACTCCCCAAACGATGCGTCAGGGAGGGAGCGATAGCGTTGGACGAAGTGTTGAACGACATCGAAGTGCCTTCGTTGGAAGCCCCCGACCTCGACGCTTCTTTTACACCCTCGGCTCAAAGCAAAGACCTTTTCGCCGAGAAGAAGCGGGCGGCATGGAAAGACGTGCAACAGGCCGAAGCCCGTTGCGACTTCGCTCCGAACAAAGTTCGTATCTCATACCGCAATCCTGCTTTCGGAATAATCTCGCTCTGGAAAAAGTCGCTCTATGGCCGGACTCTCACCGACATCAAGAGCGACCCCGATATGGTCGGGAAATTCGCTGTGGGTATGAATACCCTTATCCGGCAGATACTCGGCAATTCGCTCGCCACCGGCGACTGGTGCATCGTCACCTCGCCGAAGCGTCGCCACAAGGAACGCAATTTTGCATCGCTCATTTCCGCAAGGCTCGCAACACTCCTGGGCGTGAACTTCTACGAAGATCTCGCCGAGTGTCACTCAAAGCATCGTGTCGGGGCTGTCTTTACCCTTGTTAAAGCGCCACCGACCGAGCGCAACATAATCGTATTCGACGATTTTGTCACCACCGGCGCAACGATGCTCTCGATGCGCGACCTGCTCCAACCACTCGGTTATAACCTCATTTTCTTCACAGGAATAAATAATAAACTTTGACCCCTGCGGCCAAAGTAAAACTGACCCCTCAAATGGACCACAAATTTACCGAACAAATCAAGCAGTGGCTCGAAACGCCGGAAGCGGAGCGCGACTATGCCGTCGGCGCTCTCTACCTTTTGAAGCTGTCGGGCAATCAAATTATGTACCGCAACATAATATCGCAGATTGACCGCCGCCACGATGTGGTGGACTATCAGCTTCAAAAGTATTACAACTTCCGCGTCGCCGACCTCACCCGTGCGCAGGGCGAGGATATGGAGCAGCAGGTCGAGGCTATCGTGGCCGAACACATACCGCTCGCAGCCAAAGCCGACGAGCAGCCAAAAGGCAAACGTGCCGACCACGACGCACTCCCCGACGACATCAAGGCGAAATTCGTTGAAAACCTCTCTATTCTCCAACGTATGCGCGAGCTGCATCTGCGCCTCCGCTCGCTTTCGCTCGACAGCGCCACCTGCCCCGACTCCGAGCGTTACCCGTTCCTCAAAGAACTTATATCACTCGACAAGAAGCTGCACGCCAACTGGGAAGCATACGACAAATATGTAGTAAGTCAGAGTGACGAAGTCAAAAGTAAGCCGAGCTCACGCAAAAAATCACCTCGTCACTCATAACTTAAACTTAAAACCTAAACGTAGTGAAACGCACTGCCGACATCGACCAAATCCTCCGCCCACTGAAAGATACGCCATTTCAGGCATATCTTTCTAATGCCGTGCAGGTGGCCGACATTCTCGAATGGATTTTAAGCCAAGTCGGCACCGCCGAGGTTTGGCAAACTTCTTTCTCCATTTCCGAGGAATTTTTGCGCCGACTTTTCTTTATCTGCCGTGCAAATAAAGTGTCGCGCATCAACCTTGTGCTCGACCATAAGGCCACCAACAAAACGCTCAAACTTTGGGCGTTCATCACCCAAGTTATAGAACGTACATATCTTGCCGATAATCACAGCAAGATTTTGTTGGTTCGCTCCGAGGCCGGAGAAACCGTATCGGTAATAACCTCGCAAAACCTCACTCGCGGCAACCGCCACGAGTCGGCCTTTATCTCGACTTCGCCGGAGATTTTTGCAAATCTATACGGCCAAGTCAACGATTTAATAACCAATCACTCCGTACCGCTCCATGACCTATTCGCAGAACGACTTGCAGCAGATTGAAAAATTTGCGTCTATCTACCTCAAAATATCCGATATGGCCGTAATACTCGATATTCCGGCTGATGTGCTGCGTTCCGATATAGCCGACCGCACAACCGAGGTGTCGAAAGCCTACCGACGCGGCAAGGCTGCATCAAAAGTCAAGCTCCATTCCCAGGAAATGATGCTTGCACAGGTAGGGTCGCCGCTCGCTATCGAGAACGCACACCGAAATCTCCTTGATATGGAGGACGACGAGTAATACTTCGTCACTCATAACTCATACCTAATACTTGAAGCCGTGCCAACACCGAACACCATAGATGTATGCCGGGCGCACTTGTTCACCAAAGAGGTAGAACTGCGAGAGCAATATCCACAAGCCGTTGTGGATAAGGTGCTTCGTGTGCGCGAAATGTATAACTGGTTCATCGCAAACCCCGACGGCACCGACCGCGAATTTGTCGCCGAGGTATGCCAACGCCACGGAATACACCGCACAACGGCTTATTCCGACCTTGCCGTTGTCAAGTCCTTGCTCCCCATGCTCGGCAGCGCAAGCCGCGACTTCCACCGTTGGCGCACCAACGAAATGCTTATCGCAACTTACAAAATGGCCGAGAAGCGCAAGGACAGCAAGACTATGGAACGTGCGGCCACCGCCTACGGTAAGCTGAACCGCGTCGACCTCGAAGATGAACAGGCACTGCCGCTCGACCAAATACTCGTGCAGCCGTTCACCGCTACCGATGATCCGCGAGTCCTCGGCATCGAGCCTATCCCCAACATCAACGAGAAAATCTCGGCTATGATACAAAAGTATCGCGCCGAAACAATCGACATCGAAGATGTGGAATTTGAGGAAGTCGACCTCGAATTTGACCTGTTATTTCCCAAAAATGAAGAAAGCAAAAATGAGGGAGATTATAACAACGAGTAAGGCAAATAATCGGCTCTTTCTTCTTATCTGCTCTATGTTCGGGGGCATCTTCAATTCATTAACTTTTTTCAGTTGGCGACGAGAGTAGATACCTAACATTATAACGAGGCCGACGAACATAAGAACGCCGATTAGTAAGATTATTGCAAATAGTTCTCTACTCATAGTTATCTGAATTTTAGCAGCTCACCCTGCAAATTTACAAATTTTTCCAATATGGCCGACAAGAAAGTTTACTTTAACAAGCCCCAACGCCTAACGCAGCTTATCGGCGCGAACACCACAGTTATAGTCGCAGGGCGACGCACCGGCAAGACCGACAGCATCGCCGCACCATTTGTGCTGCGCAATATGCAGCGTATGCCCGGCTCGACAGGCGGCATCGTAGTGCCGACTTTCAAGCACGGATTGACTAACACAATCCCTGGCTTGCTCGCCGCGTGGAAACGCTGGGGCTTCATCGAGGGGGTGCATTATGTTGTCGGCCGAAAACCACCAAAGACTTTCAAGCAACCAATCATCGACCCGAAAGACTACGAACACGTCATTTCCTTTTACAACGGCAGCGTCGCCGTTATCATTTCGCAAGACCGACCGGGCAGCTCCAACTCACTGACCCTGTCGTGGCTGTTGGTCGATGAAGCCAAATTTATTGATTACGCCAAACTCAAAGACGAAACGCTACCGGCCAACGGCGGCATTAAGTCGCACTTCGGAAAGCACTCTTTCAATCACTCGATTATGATATTGAGCGATATGCCGCAGACCACCAAAGGCTCCTGGTTCTTGCACTACAAGGATAAAATGGACGCGGAGCTGATAGCCACCATTGAGGGCACCGTATATGAAATTTGGCGCACCAAGGAACGCATACGCTCCCTTAACGCCAACGGTAAACCCGTTCCGGCTCACCTCAAAGGCTACCTCCGCCGCCTCGACCGCAACCTTAACAAGATGCGGTCAGTCGCCGTGTATTATCGCGAGTATTCCTCAATCGAAAATTTGCAGCTTCTCGGCGAGAACTACATAAAGCAGATGAAGCGCGACCTTACACCTTTGACTTTCCAAACCTCTATCCTGTGCCAGAGGATCGGAATTGCAAAGGACGGTTTTTATTCCTCGATGCGCGAGGCCCACAAATACGATGCCAACGATAACCAATACCTCGACACCCTCGGCTATGATTACGACTTCGCCACGCTCGATGCGCGAGCCGACGCCGACGTTGACCCCGACGCGCCTATCTGCATCGGTATGGACTACAACGCCAATATCAACTGGATTGTCGCCGGTCAGCCACGCGACCGCCGCCTCAACGTCATTAAATCCTTTTACGTCAAATTCGAGCGCAAGATACCTGCGCTTATCGACGACTTCTGCCGCTACTACGCCACCCACCGCAACAAGACCGTAGTATTTTACTTCGATGCAACCGCCCTCGGCTCTAACTACGCCGTCAACGACCAGGACTTCCGTTGGTGGGTGGTGCACGAGTTCGAGCGCCACGGTTGGACGGTCGAGGCCGTATATCTCGGCAACCCTATGCGCAAGGAGGAAAAATACCTGCTCATCAACCAAGCCTTTGCCGGTAAGCAACGCCTGATGCCTTTTTTCAACCGCTCCAACAACGAAGACCTTATCCTCGCCATACAGTCAGCCGGAGTGCGCCGTGGCCGCAACGGCTTCGACAAAGACAAGTCCGGCGAAAAGCTCGCCGAGAGCGAAGAAGACCTGCTCGAACACCGCACCGACGGCACCGACGCTTTCGATACCCTCTACATCGGTTGTGAGAAATTTCCATACCGCGATGCGTTCAACCTCTCTATGTCGGGGGTGCTTTGACACCTGTTTGTGAGCATATTGCTTCCGTATTCCGGATTTTTTCGCTAATTTTGTATTCTTAAAATCTGGAATTTATGAAAACGCCTGATGAATTTTTCATACGCTTGCAGTTCTGCACCTTACAAAGTTCTCAAATCCTGTCGTCAAGTTAAGTATTAACGGGAAAGATGCTGAGTTTAAGGTGTCTAAACTACAAGGTACTTGACAATAACAAGACTTGGCTCGAAAACAAGCATAACTCAGCGATAAAAACAATACTAAATTTGTTGACTGGCTTTATTCATTGATATTTTCAAATAAAACGGTTATGAAGAAGTTGTTGATACTTTTTGTCTTATTCATGGTTGCTCTGACAACTTTCGCACAGGAAGAAAAGCGACCGTTCACAGCTACTCTTTATGGTGGCATATATCTAAACAATGAACAGGCTTGGACGATTGAGCCGTCTATTGCGTGGCATTTCCATAAATATATCGGTGTTGCTCTTGGTATGGAACTGACGTCACAATACAACCAACCGAGCCGTACAACTACGATAAACGGGCATGAAGCGAGTTTGGCGGATAATGAGAAAAACGTGGCATGGATTATATTCAAGCCATCTGTAATCTTCAAAACTCCGAACCTGCTCAAAAACAAAGATGATATTCGCTTGTGGTTTCAAGCCGAACCCGGCATCAGTCTTGCCTGCCCTTTTAGAAATTCACTGACCTATGATATTTATGATATTAAAGGTAATGTAGGCACAGTCGTAGATTATATGAAATTTCCGAACAAAGGGCTTGACTGGTTTTACTGGAACGCAAGACTTTCCGTAAATCTTTCTATTGACCGTTTTGTGATTGGTGCCGGATATGGCATATCCAACCTTGACTACTATTCCGGTCGCAGGAACGTGACACTCCAAAACGGCTCGAAATTCTGGGTTCCTAATAAAGAACTGAGCCAAAGCATCTTCTTATCAGTCGGCTACCAATTCTAAAAGACACATATAATCATACAGCATCTAATCATACAACATATATTATCCTCGGCAGCGATGTCGGGGATTTTCTTTTTGTGTTCCGGCGCCACCGCGCCGTCGCGCTAATGCGGCAAGCCGTCGAGCTTGTAATCTCGACCCATTGAGGGCGTATATCGCTAACATAGGCAACGGACTTCGGATCTATCCTGATGATAGAGCCGGAGTCCGCTGCTTTTCCGTGCCCCTCGGCCACCCCCGAGGGAGAGCGGTATCACTCCGGGGGCGCTTCGCAAAGATAAGGACTGCGACCGTTCATTACGGCCTCTATCTTCGGGAGGGCAGACTATTCGCAAGAGCCTTACAGCGGTGTTCCGGCTGCACAGGACACAGGGCTGCAATTCTATGGCGCATCATCGGCAGTTCGGGCAATAAGAATAAAGAGAGCTTTGGCCGTCGGGGATAACTTCACGGCATAGATTGGTGTGATGCAGCGGCTCGCATCGGGGGAGGCAAACATATATCATAGTTTTGCGAGGCAGTTATTTGAGGGAGTCATACTTGTAAACACGCACGGAAGCACGGTTGATATTTCACTTCGCAAAGTTAGAACGGGTCGCCTACGCTGACAAGGGCAAGACACGTTCAGGGCAAAAATCTTCCTTTTTTCAGGCAAGCATAAAAAAGAGTATTCCACAGGGGATAAACCCTTTGCCCCGAACCCTTGTTGGCTACCGTCGTGCCGACTGGCTCAACCGTTCCCTGATTGCGGCGTAAAAATCAAACGCGCCCCGGCGCACAGTAATAACTCTCAAAAACTTCAAAACCATGACATACGTTAGCTGCATCTCCCTCGATACAAACCGCCGCCTCAAAGAATATCAAGTAGAAGTTATCACCTTCGACGGCGAAAGCGAAATAGTATATGTAATTGCCCGGACAGCCGACGAGGCACAGGAAAAGGCAGCAGCCCAGGTGCCCGACGCAGACTACACTATGGTACAAGGCTTCTGCGAATACTAATCTCCACCTCCCCAACGATAGAGGGTTGACCCCACGGGTCAACTCTCACTTTGCTCTTTCGCCCCCTCCGCAGCATAATACAATCCGGCCACCGCCGGGCAACGACCTCTAACCTTCGCCCATAGCCCTCGCCGCCGCACCGACCGCCACCCAACGGAACACCGCACCGCATCGCTATCGGAGTCGACAAGCACCGCGCTTTGACCGTGAACCATTTGCCCCATACGCCGTGAGAGGTTGGACTGCAAGGGGAGAGGGGGCCGCAGCCCGGTGCGCCACCCCCACAGCCTCGACCCGGGCGGTCATACCGTTTTGGAACACGCACCCCACACGGGCGCAGATGCAAATATCTCATCGCGCGCTGACATCTTACACCCCACATTAACCTCTCACCACTAACCCTTGAAACTCCCCACCGCCGAACTTGCCGCCGCCGAGCCTGTGCGAGGGTCAGGCTTCGCCTACCGAGGGGCACGAGCCGCCTCTGCGCACGGAGCGGTTTTGCCATTGTTCCCTGCGGTCGGCCTCCTTTGCCTTGAAGATGTCCGGGGGAGCGAGCCGGGGGCTTATTTTTCCGTCACAAAGTTAGTACGGTCATTCACTGGCGCAAGGGCAGGTGTGCGCTCCACGTTCCCCCCTCTTTCGGAGCAAGCTCCTGCAAGAGCGTAATCACCCTTGCTTTTGGCAGCTCATTACGACCGCACTTTTGATTGTTCGTAAAAATTAAGAGCCTCGGCTCACTTCTCAAACCCCCAACACTTCAAAATCATGGCAAAGAAAACCTCCAAAACCGCAGAAAACAAAAAGGCTAAAACCACTTCGACCCGTGCGAAGAAGCAGACCCAGGCCCCCGTCGTCGATACCAAGCCGACCCTCACCCCAAAGCTCATCGTGGCGCAGCGCAAGTTCAACCGCTGGTACGTCTACTTCAAGGGCGTGGCTCCAAAAGATAATGTAGGGTGCGGCTGCAAGACAGCCCAAAGCGCGATAAGATATATGCACCTGCTCAAAGCCCGGTACGGTGCCGTTATCTCCCAAAACATCTACGACCGCCTCGCTTTCGAGGCCGCGAGAGAGGCGTAATGCCTCTCTCTTTCTCTCTCCCCTTGAAGTCCAACCTTATAAATCTCACGACGATGTACGAATACAAATGCTTCACTCGACAAGGCTCATGGCGCTTCTACGCCGACTCCGATACCGATGCCCTGCGGCTCGCCCTTTTCTACTGCTGGCGCGACGGCGAGCAATTCATCAAGGTAGAGAGTAACTTCGGCGGCAAGTCTTACACCCTGCGCCTCTGCAAGATTGACAAGACAAATTCGATAACGACACTTTAACCACTGCCACACAGCGGTTGCTTCCTCCCGAAGCGACCGCTGACTGTCTTTTCGCCTCGCCGCCACCCTCCTTAACTTTGCCCCTATGATACGGATAGGCTTCTACACCCCCACGGTGATGCTCTCCGCCGACCTCCCCGACGTCAGCATCTTCACCAACCAAGACTTCGTCGACTTCCGCCTCTCCACAGGCGCGGACGTGCTGCTCGACGAGCGGTACTACACTTATAACGGCTCGGCCACCGTAGCCGACATCGCTTCTCTCATCGAGCAATATATGGCCGGAAACCCCGACCTCAATTTCTCCGAATTTATCATCGAGGCATCGGCACCCGACGGATCCGCCGCCTCACACTCCTTCCGTGTCATATACTGCGACCGCGCACTCGGACTCTACGACCCCTCGCAATGGCTCCTCGAAAACTTCCTTACCCTCTCCGCTTACCGGCGCATCGCCCCCGACACCTTCTTCGAGCTGCAATGGTTCGCCACCGACCGCGAGCCAATCGCTTTCTTCATCTACGCTACATACCTCGCCCTCGACGGCAACACCGCCACCTACCGCTACGTCCTTTCCGGCAACGGTATGATACAGCACGGCGACGGCATAAACCGTGAGTTCGTCTTGCTCGCCGATGTTCGCGCAAAGATACAGGCCGCAACCAAAGCCTCCACACCTCCCACGCTGCTATCCGTCACCGCACGGTGCGGCGAGCGTTCTCTGACCCTATTTGTCGACCCGGCTCTCGCCGACACCCTCCCTTTCCATTACACTAACTGCTTCAACGTCGCGGAACAGCTCATACTCCCTCACGCCACCACCCACAAAATCAAGGCCGACCGCTCTATCGCCACCCTCGGCAAATCCGCACGCTTCTACAACGTCACCACCGCAAAGGAATACGAGGTACAGTCCGCGCCTCTTACCTCCGACGAGTGCTTGCAGGTCGAGCAGATGCTTACCTCTCCCGTTGTCCGTATTCCCTGGGGCACCGACTCAAACCTCGCCGAAACCGACTTTGACGCTATGCTCCCAATCCTCATCACCGATTTTACCTCCGAACTTTCCGACACCGACGACAAGCCCAACTCCGTGAAATTCACTTGGCGCTTCAAGGACACCCGACCCAAATTCAACGCCCGATACTCTCCCGGCATATTCGACACCCATTTCCAACCCCCTTTCTCTTAATGGTTTTGGCGTTCCGGCGCCACAGCGCCGTCGGGCTAATGCGGCAAGCCGTCAAGCCTATGGTCTTGACCCATTCGGGCTTATATCCCTAACGCGATAATACCTCACACAATCTCATAACACTATGAACGCAGTCCACATATCAACCGCTCGCACGATGCTCAACTCCGGCGACCCCGTTGACCTATCAGTATGGCGCAGCGACGGCTCTATCCTCGAACTCCGCAACGTCATATCCCTGCGATATGCCTTTTACGGAGGCTGGCGAAACGTCAAAATCCTTGCTTCTGGCGAGTGCCGCCGCGTCCGCGACTGCTGCATCTTCCGCATAAACGGCCTCGATGTTTTTCTCTAACAAAAAAATAATTACCTTTGTATGTAATTTATTCATGTTTAGAGCGTCATATAAGAAAAGATATATCAAATATGAAATCATTATCATTATTTCTTACTGCATTAGTGCTTGGTTTGAGTGTCTATGCAAAAACAGATTTGCAGCCGTACCAAAAGGCTGCAATAGCTACGCGTTTTGCTTCGGAGGTAAAATACAATTATGCAGGATATGGTAATTTTGCGCAAGACTTCGACAGCATTTGCCGTGCGGAGCTTCCTAACATTGTCAACACAGCAAGTGATGAGGAATTCAGCCAACAGCTTCAACTTCTCGCCAATCGTCTGCACGACGGTCACACAAGCATCAATTTCAGCGCAGATGTAACGTATGCTCCTATTTCACAAAGACGCATCGGTGACAAGGTTTTTGTCACCGGGGTTTACTCCGACGAATACACTCGGAAAGGAGTAAAGAAAGGCACTGAAATAATCGCAATCAACGGAATGCCAGTTATTGACTATGGCAATAAATATGTTGTTCCATATATTGCCTCTTCTACACAGCAATGGTCGGACTATTATCCCTTCAACAGCATAAACCTTACAAAAGGTGCTCGTGGTGAGGCTATAACAGTGACATTCAGAAATGGTAACGGTGAGAAATTCGAGATTGTCGACCAACGACAATCTCCTTGGGGTATTGTAAACCCAAGTAGGGAAATTTCGTTTGACTCCCTGCCGGGTGATATAGGGTATCTAAAAATTCCATCGTTTCAGACAAACGATTTTAACATGGGAACTTTTGCTGACCTATATGAACAAAAAATACTTAACACAGACGGCCTTATTATAGATATTCGTGAGAACAATGGCGGAAATAGTAAGGTCGGGGAACGAATTATGATGCTTTTGGCCACCGACTCTATTCCACAAGCGGCATGGGACACACCGCGATATGATGCCGCTTATGCTTCTTGGGGTAAAAAATGGCATACTGTTTCCGAACCGTCGCAGTCGATAACTCCGTTTTTTATGCTCACCAGTGAGGTGCCAAAATATGACAAGCCAATTATACTTCTTGTTAACGCCTGCACTTTCTCTGCCGCAGAGGATTTTGCAGTTCTATTCAAAAATGCAAAAAGAGGTATCGTAATGGGTACACCAACAGGCGGAAGTACAGGCAATCCTATAATGATAGACCTCGGTTGGGGCTACTACGGCAGAATATGTACGCGGCATGAACGCCTTGCCGACGGTACAGAATTTATAGGTGTTGGCATTCAACCTGACATAGTTGTATTGGAAGATGAGAGTATAATCTTCGGCGAAGATAATGTGATAAACGCCGCCTTGAATATGATTAGGAAGTAAGCGTCTTTTCGCGCTCATCATATCGTCCATAACTTTGAGCAACCAACCTCAATGTTATGGACTTTTCTTTTTATCCCGACGACCTCAATTTCAGCTCCGTGGAGCAGCTGCCGTCTGCGCGACTGCTGCATCTTCCGCATTAACGGCCTCGAAGTTTTTCTTTGATAGTTCGCAGAAAATAAGTAACTTTGTAGTATGAAACATCTTGAAAAACTGAAAATTTGCAATTGGGCATTACTAATATTTTGTTTACTCATATTAACTTCCAGTATTCAACTTGAAGCCACAGGAAGCAGAGGTTTATTGCCGGTATGGCTTCATGTGTTTATTGGCTTGTTATTTTCTCTCTTAGTTATTTTACACATCTATCTCCATTTCAAATGGTGTAACTGGTTTGCCAGATTTAATAAATTAAAAAAGCCCGTTACGCGTATTTTATGGTATTTGTTTCTCGCAACCATTATTCTTGGCATCGCAACCTTTATCCATTGGCTCATTTCTAATCACCATTCTATTCTTGGTGGAGTGCACGGCAAGATTGGATTTTTAATGTTGGCGGTAGGCATTGGACATATATTAAAACGCATAAAATTTTTCAAGACTTCAAAGAAATAAGCGTCTTTTCGCGCTCATCATATCGTCCATAACTTTGAGCCACCAACCTCAATGTTATGGACTTCTCTTTTTATCCCGACGACCTAAATTTTAGCTCCGTGGAGCAGCTGCCCGGACTTGAAGCCCGCGCTGCCTTTACCGTCAATTCGCAGTCGGTGTTCCGTGAGGACACCGACATAGTGCCGACGCTCATAGACGATAAGCTCTCCTATATCCCGTGGGGCGGCGACAATCAGATGCCTTTCGATATTCTCGACCTCATAGAGAAAGACGAAACCCTCGCCACCTGCCAATGCTTCAACGCCGAGGTCTGCTATGGCGCAGGGTTGCGGTATGATACGTGCATCGCCTCCGATGCCGTAAAACAAGAAGTCGAGGACTTCCTTCTCGACAACGACCTCGCCGCATACTTCCTCTGCGTCAGTCAGGACTTCAAGCACTTCGGCTTTGCCGTCAGCGTGCTTATTCTCAACGAGGACGGCACAAAGATTGTGCGCCTCTTGCGTAAAGAAGCCTGTTACTGCCGCTTCGCCCCTGCCGACACCGTCGGCAAAATCCCCTCCGTCCTTTACGCCAACTGGCGTAAGTGCGTCGCTTCACCCTCCGACATCGAGGTCATAGACCTGCTCGACCCCTCCGCGCCGTGGCGTGATCTGCAAGCTCGCTTGGAGCGCGAGCGGAAACCGGGAACAAGAAACCTGCCCCCCGGTACCCAATCCCCAATCCCCAATTCCCCACGATTGCGAAAATTCGCAATCGTGAGCCGCATACCCACCGTTGACTCCACCTATTACCCCATACCTTACTATGCCTCGCTGTTCCGGGGCAAATGGTACAACATCAAGCAGCTCATCGGCATAGCAAAGGAAGCGAAGCTCAAAAACCACGCTCCCATAAAATACCAAATCGAAATCTCCGCCAAATATTGGGAGTCGATTTTCCGTGCCGAGGGCATCACCGACCGCCGCAAGCAACAGGAGCGCATCGTCCGTGAGAAACAATCAATTCTTGATTTTCTCACCGGCGCGGAAAACTCCGGCAAAGCGTGGTTTTCCACGTTCTACATCACTCCCGACGGAAAGGAGCAGCACGACGTTGTGATAAACAAAATCGACGCCACCAAAGAGGGCGGCGATTGGGAAACCGACATACAGGAAGCTATCAATATGATATGCTTCACTATGCGAGTGCATAGTAACCTCGTCGGCTCCGTGCCCGGAAAGGCGCAGACCAACAACTCCGGCTCCGACAAGCGCGAGCTGTACACCATAGCCCAGGCTCTCCAAAAGCCATACCACGACCTGCTCTTTACCGTCCACCGCATCATTATCAAATTCAACGCCTGGCAGGGCGTCACCGTCGATGTGCCCTTTATCCAATTAACCACCCTCGACGAACACCAAGACGCAAAAGAGGTCAAAGTCACAAGTGACAAAGCATAAGGTAATCACACATCACTCATAAACATAATGGCAAAGATAATCAACAGCAACGAGGAACTGACGGCCTTAATTCCCAACAGCCTAATCACAGTCAAAGGCGAAACGCCGCTCTTTGACAAACTCGCACCGTTCCTCGACCTCGCCGAGGCGTGGGTCAAGGAAACTTTCACCTCCGAGTCGACCTACAACACAATCTGCGGCTACACGGATAGCAACCCTATCCGCATAGCCACCGCCCGGCTCGTCGTCGCCGACGCAATGCGCCGTGCAATTCCCTCGCTCGACCTTGTGCTTACGCCCAACGGCTTCGCCACCGTCGGCACCCAAAACCTCGTCTCCGCATCGAAGATGCGCGTCGACCGGCTCGTTGGCGGTCTGCTCTCCGAAAGGGACAAGTCACTGGCGCAGCTGCTTCACAATCTCCCCTCCGTCAAGGGCTGGCCGGACTCACCGCAGGGGCGGTGGTTCGGAGCCACGCTGTTTCCGACCCTTGATGTTGTCACCCAACAGTCGGGGGAATCAGAACGACTATGGGACAAGTATTGTGAACTGCGCCCGCAGTTGATTGACCTCGAAGCAAGCCTCTCGGAAGAATGGCTGTCGCCGGAACTGATGTCAGCGCTCCGCTCCGAGAACCTGCGCGGAGATCTGACCGAAAAGAGGAGCGAGATCGTCAGGCAGGTAAAAGCGCAGGTCGTGGGCTACCTGCGGTCGGGGTCGTTCAACTCCCGTAGGCTCGCGGATATTGTCAACTATATCCGGCTGAATCCTGAATTTTTCGGCGAATGGCATCAGTCGGAAACCGCGAAGCTGTTTGAGCCGCCGGTGTTCCGCAATGAAAAGAAGGCTTCGGGGTATTTCTTTTAGCGGTGTCGGGGCAACCGGCAGTCGGTGGAGCTACGTCGCCGGGGTCATTTGTCGGTCATACCGAATTGGAGTTATTGCACAAAGCACTGATTTTCCGATTGCAAAGGTAGGACTGACCGCTCAACGCAAAACGAGCCTATGGATTTCTGCATAAATTTTTATCAATCTCCACCTTACAGGTAGTATTGAGCGGCCACCGGCCTTAAAATTTTACTTGAAATTTTTGCTTGACTCGCTTTCTCAGTTCTCCCAGTCATTGCAACGTAAAATCAAAAGTGCTTCGGCACATAACTCTAAATCAATACGATATGATACTTCCCGACAAACGCCCCGTACAGAGCGACTTCGCCAACCTCACCTACTACTCGCTCGAATGCCCCGACGGCGCGAGAAAGTTCTTCGCTTTCGTCCACTTCACCGATGACTCGGTCTGCATGTACGCAAACATCTTCACGTTCAACCGCTCATTCGTAACGATGCTCGTTATCGAAAAATTCGGCGACTGCCTCGAATACATCAGCGGTATCAATATCCACGAACAGGAGTATTGAACGACCCGACCCAAAGCCTCACCGAGCAATCGATGGGGCTTTTGCCTGTATATCAATCATTTCAAAAATGATTTGTAAATTTGTTGAAATTTTTTTGTTGTTATTGTCACCTTTGTTCCCCGAGATGTGTCTTACATACGAGACGCCTCAAAAGAACAACGTTAAACATCTAAAATCTCAAAGATATGCAGCAAATTTTAGTTCCCATCTTCGTCTGCGTGGTACTCCCCGTAGCTATCGTGGCAATCGTATTCGCAGCAGCGATTAATAATGATAACAAGCGCTCTAAAGTGCTCATTAAGGCAATCGAATCCAACTGCGGTATCAATGCCGACAAACTGGCCGAGGCCCTTCAAAAACCTAAGAAATCCGCTCGCGAAATTCTCAACCTTCGCCTGCTCCGTGGTTGCATCTTCTCCTTCATCGGCCTTGCGCTCTGCATCGTAGGCATCGTGTCGCTCTGTATGGGCCCAGAGTTCTCTGCCGACCCTGTCACAGTTCCTTTGGTATTCGGCGGCGCATCGCTCGCAATAGGTCTGAGCTATCTCGTAGTTTACTTCGTGACCCGCAAACAAATCAAAGACTAAACGCATCAGGATATGACTCGCGAGCAATTCATATCCCATGTAGAGACCACACAGAAAGCGTTCCGACGCTTTCTTGTGGCTCTATGCTGCGGTGATACCGCGCTCGCGGATGATGTTGCGCAGGAGTCTTACATCAAGGCTTACCTTTCCTGTGATTCGTTTTCAAATCTTGAAAAGTTCAACGCCTGGATTTTCAAAATCGGCTACAACACGTTTATCAATCATAAGCGAAGTGAAAGACTAACTGTCGGAATTGAGGACGCAAAAGAAATCACCGCGCATGATAGTGCCGATTCATATTTTGCCTATCAAGACCTCTACGAGGCTTTGAACAGAATCCCTGCAAAAGAACGAACATCTGTTCTTCTTTTCTATATGCAGGGCTATTCAATCAAAGAGATTGCCGAAATTCAGGAAACATCACAAGACGCAGTGAAACAACATCTTTCGCGAGGCCGCAACCATTTGCGCGGTTTGTTATCCACCAATTAATCCAAGACGATATGGAAGATGATAAATTAAAATCCTTATTCTCAAACTTTGAGCCGGAACTTTCTTCTGACTTCCTGTTTATGAATAAACTCCAACGGAATCTGAATTCCGTTGAATTAATAAAACAACATACCGCCGAAGTCCGCTCGCGAAGCCGTAAAGCCGTCGCCATTGCCGCCATTGTCGGCTTCATTGTTGGCTTCTTATTCTCGCTGTCATTGCCATATTTGACCGATGCCGTTTCAAATTGGCAACTGACTCTACCAAGTGAATCTGTAATGAACGTTTTTGCTAATAATTTCACAATTATTGCATGGCTCGTTATTGGCGGCACATCGGTATTTGCAGCTCTCAATTCCTATGAAGTATCACTATCTCTACTGAGACCAAAAGAGGCGAATGCCATTTAAGGCTATTAGTATTGTCTTTTCCGCATAGGGTGCTTTACCGTACTTTCGCAGTACGTTAAAGCACTTTTCCTATGCAGACAATCTCCATTAACTTCATCGTGGCGCAGGGCTGGCACGAGCTTTCCGATAAACAGCTTCGCTATGTTTATCAATTCATTGCATCCGAGTATGCCACGGAT